AATTACATCCACGGATGAATTTGGTTCCATTACAGGTCTAAAAGTTATCAATCCTGGAATTGGGTACACCTATGCTCAAATTGCTGCTACAGGAGGTTCTAATGGCATCTTAGAAGCAATTATAAGTCCTAAAGAAGGCATGGCAACTCCTGGATTGGCATTAGAGTTAGGTGCGTATAGATTAGCACTTCATTGCAAATTGGAAACTAGTGATTTTGTATTTGGTAATGATTTCAGTGTTGTCGGTGTTATCTATAATCCGGTAACACCTTATGTCACTGACACCTTAATTGGTGCTAGAAGAATGACTATCGCTACTCCTTTAGCTAATGCACCAGAAACTTATAATGATGATCCAATCTCTCAAGGATCTACAGGTGCTACTGGAAGAATTATTCACTATGAAGCGGATACACAAAATAATATATTCACAATTTACTATTATCAGGAAAATGAGGTTGCAACTGGACTTCAAAGTAATGGTTCTAGACCATTATTTGCAGAAGGCGATGTAGTTCTGATTAATTCAGAATCACATACAATTAATACAGTTTCCGAACCTGATATCGTAAGAGGGTCCGGTGAGATCATCTACATAGATAATAGGGAAACGATTTCCCGAGCTAAAGACCAGACAGAAGATTTCAAAATTATTTTAGAGTTCTAAAGAGATGCCCCAGACAACTAATCTGAACACCCCTCCTTATTTTGAGGACTTCGACGCAACAGATAACTTTCATAAAGTTCTGTTTCGACCTGGATTTCCCCTGCAGGCAAGGGAACTAACTGTTTTACAATCATTACTACAAGATCAAATTGAAAAATTTGGTTCTAGCATCTATAAAGATGGTGCTATGGTGATTCCAGGTCAAATTTCCTATGATCTATATTATACTTCTGTACTTATTGAAGATGAATATTTTGGCGTTTCTTCTGATTTAATTAAAGATTTTGTTGTCGGTCAAACAATTATAGGACAAACTTCTGGGGTAGAAGCAAGAGTTATAAATGCAATTTCTTCTGAAGAATCAGAAAAAGGTAAAACAACTCTGTTTGTCAAGTATACAAGTGCTGGATCTTCAAATACATCTGCATCTTTTCAAGATGATGAAATTATCTTAGCATCCGAATCATTTAGCATTGGCGAAACTGTAATTCAAGCAAATACTGATTTTGCAAAGTGTGTTACAGAAGACGCTACACATACTGGATCTTCTGCTAAAATCACCCCTGGAATTTATTTCATCAAAGGATTTTTTGTATCTGTAGCAGAACAGGAAATTATTCTTGATCAATTTGGTATATATCCTTCATATAGAGTTGGTTTACAAGTTTTAGAAACTATTGTAACTCCAGAAACTGATATAAACCTTAATGATCCATCACAGGGGTATTCTAACTATTCTGCACCAGGAGCACATAGATTACAATTACAAGCAAAACTTACCAAGAAAAGTTTAGTTGATGATTCAGTAACGGACTTTATTGAATTATTGAGATTAGAAGAAGGTAAACTTTTAGAGATTGTTCAAACCAGTAAAGCTTCACTTGCACGTACATTAGAAGATACTTTAGCAAGAAGAACTTTTGATGAATCTGGAAATTACGAAGTAAGACCATATAAGTTTACAAAAGACGAATGTCTTAATGATGGTGTCAATAATGGAATCTTCTCTACTGATTCAGTTACAGATCAAGACAACATTCCATCAAAAGATCTCTTTGAAGTTAATGTAGGTCCCGGCAAATCTTATGTGCTTGGATATGAAATTGAAAATATTGCCACTAATTATGTGGACGTTGAAAAACCAAGAACTACTGATGTAGAGTTGAATAAACTTATCAGTACTAATGGTAAAGGATTTGAATTTAGAACTGCTACAGGTAACGAACCAACCTATACTAATCTCAATGCTGCATATCAAACGCAAAAAATTGCAGCATTAAGAGATGGAGGAACTGTAATTGGTTATGGATTATTTGTTGGATTTGAAACTGATTCTACTTACGATATAGTTAGAGTTTGTGCTATTAAATTTATTGATGCCACTAAAAATGTTACTCAAGTAGATACTATTGTAATTAATGGTACTATTGACTTTTCTGCTAATACTGTCAGTGGTGGGCACACATTTACCATAAATGGCACTGGCGGTAGAACACAACCATATATCTTTAAAGCATTTGGTGATAATGTCATCAAATCAATAGAAGGTGCATCTATTTTTAATTATTTAAGTGTTGCTTCAGGAACTCTGAATGCAGCTGGAACTACTGGATCTGTAAATATTCCATTTAGTTCAAGCAATCCTAGTGATTACACTTTAAGAGTTGATGGCGATGGTGTTGGTGTGCCGAGAGATTTAGATACAGCAGTTCCAGATCTTAGTAGCACTTCATTCACTTTTACTATTAATCCCGCTTCTACTTCAAATGGTCCATTTGTATTGTATGGTCCAAAAAATATATCTAATCCTGTATTAAAATTAGTATCTCTCCAAAAAATGAGAGTAGTTAAACTTAAAGATTTGGACAGTACAAACAAATATAATGTAAATGATATTACATTAAGTTTAGGTCTTACTAGAGCAACTAAAATTCATGCTATTTTTAATTATGATGACGATACCAGTCAGAATCAGGGTGATCTTGATACAATTTTCCCAAATTTAACTTATGATTCTGGAACTCCTTCATTTAACGCAGGAGAAATTGTTGTTGGAAGATCTAGTGGAGCAAAAGGAAGAGTTATTAAGCAACAAAGTAGTACAACAAAACTATACTTTGTTTATGAAACTGCTTCAAATTTCATTCCTAATGAAGAACTTTATGGATTTGAAAGTGCTTCAACTGCATCTGTTGTAACTGTAAATACTAACGGTCTTCCAAACATTAAGAGTAGATATTCTCTTGATGATGGACAAAGAGCACATAGTTTTGAATACTCTTCAATCACAAAAACAAATGTGGGTAGTTCTATTTCAAATGGAACATCTCTTTGGGTTGTATTAGATCATTTCCAGGATGACAATGCTTCAGGATTATTGTATACTAGAAATTCGTACTACAATGCTGATATTGATCAAATTCCTAATTTTGAATACAGTAATGAAGAATATTACTTAAATGATAGTATTGACTTTAGAATTAATCAAAGTTTTGCATTTGTTAGTGGAGATGGAGAATTATCTGCTCCTTTCAATATTGATCAGAGTTTAATAGCAACCGGTACAAAACTCTCAAACTATGGCAATAGAAATTACATTTATGGAGATCCTAAACTTCCCGGTGGGTTTATTGAAGCAAATGAATTAGAATATTTTCTAGGAAGAGTTGATCATCTTTATGTTAACAAAGCAGGTGAATTTGTAACTAAAAAAGGTGTTCCTTCATTAAATCCTCAAGAACCTGGCGATAGTATTAAAAATGCTATGAAGGTACTTACGATTGATATGCCTCCATATGTTAGAAATTTAGATAACATTAGATTTACTAGATTTACTAACAAACGTTATACCATGAAAGATATTGGTAAACTTGAGCAAAGATTGGCAAACGTTGAATACTATACTCAATTAAGTTTGCTTGAAAGTGAAACCGTTAATACATTCATTTCAGATAATGCTGGATTGAATAGATTAAAGAATGGTTTCCTTGTTGATAACTTTACTTCACACAGTATTGGTAATTCTAGTCATCCAAATTACCGTTGTTCTATGGATATGGCGTTGGGAGAATTAAGACCTCAACACTTTACTACTAATGTACCATTAACATATGATGAAGTTCCCTCAAATTATATCAAGGGTGATTCAATCATGCTTGACTATACTCATAAGGTTATGGTTAATCAACCATTTGCTTCTGGTGTAGAAAACGTTAATCCATTTGCGGTCGTATCTTGGATTGGATTTATGACCATTACCCCAGCAATTGATGACTGGGTTGATGAAGTTCGTTTACCTGAATCTCTTACTGAAGTAGAAGGAGATTATGCTGCTACATTATGGGCAAATGAAATTGATCCTAATACTGGATTTGGACCAACTGAATGGAATGCATGGCAAACCAATTGGTCAAGTACTAGTAGTAGCAGTAGTAGATCTACAAGAACTGAAAGAACTAACGGCGGTGCTCCAATCCGAAGAGTTACGACTTCATCTTCGTCCTCCACTACTAGAACTGGTCAAACCAGAACTGGTATTAGACCTTCAGTTTCTCCTAGAGTTGATAGAGAAGTTCTTGGAGATAGAGTTGTTGATATCAAGTATGCTCATTGGAAGAGATCTAGAAACATTCAAATCAATGCCCAAAGATTAAAACCAAATATTCAGGTATTTTCTTTCTTAGAAGGCAGAGATATAAATGCATATTCAACTCCAAAAATTCTTCAAGTAAATGTTACTAGTGCTAATGCTTTCAGCGATAATGAAGATGTTGTAGTAAGTGGTAACGTCAATAGAAAGTTTAGATCAAAAATTCTTTCTCCAAGAAGTTACTATGATGGAGATCTTTTAATCAATCCATACACAGGCACAAATATGCCTGCTAACTATACTCCTAATACTCAAGTATTGAATTTAGATATTGATAGTATGAATCAATTAGGTGCTTCTGAGTATGGTGGTCATGTTCTTGTTGGAGATACTTTAGTTGGTCTTACAACAGGTGCAACTTGTACTGTAGTTGGCAAGAAATTGATCGCAGATAAATCTGGCGGTCTTCATATGTCAGTGTTCATTCCAAACCCTGCTGAAGAAGGAAATCCAAGATGGAAAGTTGGTGAATCTACACTAAGATTAACTGATTCTACAACTAATTCTATTGTACCAGGAGAAGTAGATAGTTCTGTGAATGGAACTTATAATGCTTCTGGAACTACATTCAGTAAGCAACAAGATGTTCTTTTAGTCAGGAACTCAGATGTTATTCAAAATGAGCTTAGTCAAAGTAGAGTTCTTACTAGCAGTTCTTCTAGTTCATCAACCACGTTTGGTGGATGGTTTGACCCTCTCGCACAATCATTCTTAGTAGAAGATTCAGGTGGTGTATTTGTATCTAAAATTGATATTTTCTTTAGAACTAAAGACAAATCTCTTCCTGTTACCTTACAGATTAGAGAGATGGTTAATGGATATCCAGGACCAACTGTCTTATCAACTATTAACAAACTTCCTTCGCAAGTTAATCTTTCAGATGATGCTAGTAGTGTAACATCTTTTGAATTTCCAACTCCAGTATATCTTGGAGAACAGAAAGAATATTGCTTTGCTATCTTAACTTCTTCTGTAGAATATAAAGTATGGTTGTCCGAAATGGGGCAAGATGATATTGATGGTAATAGAATTTCTGAACAACCGTATGCTGGTGTTCTGTTCAAATCACAAAACGCATCTACATGGACAGCAAATCAACTACAAGATCTTAAATTTACCATATACAGAGCAGAATTTGACATTTCACAGAAACCTGTAATTAAATACAAACCTGATAATAGTGGACTGAATCAGTTTTCAGTATTGAGGAATGATCCTATTGAACTTACAATTAATGGCAATTACATGAAGGTCAACCATTACAATCATGGTATGCATGATCCTTCATCGTTTGTTGAAATTAAAGGTGTAAGTACAGAAGAATATGCAGAATTAGCAACTAACTTCAATGGTGCTCCAAACAGTGCTATTGAAGTTAAAGGTAATCGTAGTTATTTTGCCTATGCAACTAATATTGATGGCGCAGCACCTGATGCAACTAACCCAGGATTTATTAAAATTGGTGATGCTATTTACAGTTATAATCCAGATGGTGGTGTTGGTACTGAAAATAGTAACGGTGTATATTCCATCAATGTAATTGATAGAGTTTCAGGAAACATTCCATCTCAAGGATTTAAAGCAGGTGATAAATGGATTGTTGAAAATTATGTGAAAGATGGTGTTCCTTTATCTTTTATTAATAAAGTTCACAGTAATTTGAAGTGGATTACAATGGATTCTTATCAAATTCCAATCTCAGTTACTAGAGCATCTTCGACAACTCCTAACGGACCATTTAACTTTACCTTTGGTGGTTCTAAAGTATATGCAAGTAAGAACGTTATGTATACTAATGTTTTACCATTAGTTAATAGTATTGAATTGCCAAATACCACAATACTTGCTTCTTATAGATCAACAAGTGGAACTTCTATAGATACTTCATCTTATTCAAACCCAGGAAATTCTTCTACTCCTGCTCAACCTTCTTATGTGAGAGAATCTGGATTTAGAGATGTTCTTTTAAATGAGAACAATGAGTTCCAAACTCCTAGATTGATAACCTCTGCAGTGAACCAAGAAAATCAAATGCAGGGTAATACATCATCAAATCTGTATCTTGAACTTAGTAGTAGTAGATCTAATTTATCACCAATTATTGATACTCAAAGAGTTAGTTTAGTTACCACTACAAATAGAGTTGGCAATTTTGACGGTGCTGTTAACAAAGAGTATTTCTTTAATGAAGATGCTAATTACACTAATGGAATTGGTATAGAAGCAGTTGAAGATTTTAACCCTGCAAACTACGTTACAAAATTAGTAACATTAGAAAATGCATGTACTGGATTAAGAGTGGAATTTGGCGCTTTCAATCCAAGCAGTACATGCAACCTTGATGTTTATGTCAAGGCATTGTCTGGTGAAGAAAGTGATCCACTAGAAGTAAATTGGAGTAATCTTACCACTTCAAATTATTCTGATCTTCAAGATGAATTATTCTTTAGAGATTATAAATTTGAATTTGATATCACTGACGGTGGAAATGCACCAAATGCTACATTTACTCAGTTCCAGGTTAAGATTCGTATGAGATCTAGTAACCAGGCAGTTGTACCAATACTAAAAGATTTAAGATGCATAGCTCTCGCTTAATTCCGGTTGAGGGACATGATAATTTTTATCGTGACCCTCAAACTGGTGCTGTAATTAACACAAATAAATCAGATTTTGAGAAATATAAATTTACTTCTCAACAAAGAACTAAATTTGATCAAAAGATAGAATCAACTGCAAACGAAGTCGCTTCTTTAAAAACTGAAATTTCAGAAATAAAGCAGTTATTAGTTAAATTAGTTGATGGTATAAATACTTGATGATATAGGATATACCTAATGTTAGCTGCGGTAACTAATTTAGTTGTTTATCAAGGAAGTGATTTTCAAAATACCTTCTTTGTAACTAATGATAATGGATCGCAGTTTAATTTGACTGGTTTCTCTGGAGAATGCTTAATTAAAAAGCATTATAGTAGTAGTTCTTCTACTACTATGCAGGTTAATATCAATCCTCCAGAAAATTCAGGGTCAGTTACCATAGCACTGACTAATTCTGTCACTGCTGCTATGACCCCTGGTAGATATGTTTACGATGTAGTTTTGACTGATTCTAACGGGATTAAATCTAGAGTATTAGAAGGTATATTAACAGTAGTAGAAGGAGTAACACTCTAATGGCAAGGATTAGGTTTGGAGATCAGATTTCGCCTCAAGTGTCGCGTGTGGCACTCGGCGGTGCTGCGACGATTCAAAACTTAGGTGATGTTGACACCAACACCAATGGTTTAGGAGATGGTTATCTTCTAATTTATAATCAATCAACAAGTAGATTTGAAACTGGTAATGTATTAAATAACGTAACGGTAAACGGAGGATCATTCTGATGGCATCAACCATCCTAATTAAAAGAAGTACAAATACAGTTGTACCTGCTTCACTAGAATTTGGCGAACTTGCCCTTACGGTTGGTGCTGGCACACAGGTCAACCGTGGCGACAGAGTTTTCGTTGGAGATAACAATAGTACAGTTCAGATCATTGGTGGTAAGTATTTTACTGACCTGCTCGATCATGTTCATGGAACCTTAACTCCATCTTCAGGAGTTATTGTAGATAGTAACTCAAAGGTAGATAGATTTAGAGTTGACGATGTTAACATTGATGCTAACGTTGTAGAAACTGATACGACAGATACTGATCTGATCTTTAGAGCAAACGGTACAGGTAAACTTGTCATCGAAGATGGACAAGAACTTGAGTTTGGTACTACTGGAGATGTCGAATTACTGTTTACTGATAGCGATTCAACATTAGATATTAAAAGAGTAGGTGCAACTGTACCTGACTTACGCATTCAAGATGATATGCGTATTTACTTCGGTGATGATAAGGACACTGGCATTCGTTATGACGAAACCCAAACTGACACCCTTAGAGTTGATGGTGCAGATTGGACTTATGATAATGGCGTTGCAATTCAATTCAACGACACTACAAACGCAACAAACTCTACTACTGGTTCAGTAAAACTTGCTGGTGGTCTGGGTGTTGCACAAACTGCATGGATCAAAGATCTTGTAGTTGATGATGATGTAACTCTTGGTACTGCTAGTACTGATATTCTGACTGTTGAATCAACCACTACGTTTAATGCTAACGTAACATTCAACGGAAACAACACTTATAGCGGTACTACAAGTTTAACTGGTCAATTTAACATTGACAACTTGAGAATGGATGGAAATACCATCTCAACAATTGCTGGTTCTCAGATTATTCTTGATCCAGATCCATCTGCAGGTGATGCTGCTGGTGATTTGATTGTTCGTGGTAACCTCCAAGTTGCTGGTACGACAACTACTGTTAACTCAACCGAGATGACAGTAAATGATCCAGTGTTTAATATTGGTGATACTACTTCACAAAAAGCAGTTACTTCAC